GCATCGCGCGCCGTATCGCTGCGCTCCACAAGACGCGCCAAGGCCGCATCTCGGTCGCGTTCGGCAATGGTGCGAAGGCGCGTGGCTTCCTCTTGATTGAGCGTGCCGCGCGCTGCCAATTCGTCAATCTGCCTCACGCGCTCGGCATGTTCGGCGCGAATGGTGCGGTCCTTATCAAGCGCCTTGTAGAGTTCCTCTAGCCGCGCCTGATCCCTGGTCCGCTGCGATTGGATAGCGCGCTGCCCGGCAGTGTATTCTTCTGCCTCGCCCGCCTCTTGCGCTTCACGCTCTAAGCGATTGCGCTGCGCTATGAACCTTTCGAGTTCTTTAATTGCAAGTTCACGCTCTTGCCTTAAAGCTTCGAGATTGCGGCGCATAATGCCGCGCGTGCCCCCTGGCAGGGCGCCACCAAGCGCGCCTTCCGCATTGGCAATCTGCCGGTCTATATTGGTCACACGCTCACGGCTTGTTTCATAGCCGGATGTTGCCAATTCCAAAGGAGTGCCCAGTCCAAGCGCACCGCGCCCCGCATTGACAGCCGCCGCCGCGTTTTGCGCCGCCCGCGCAATCCCCTGAGACAAGCCAAGCGCCTTGTCCAAGTCCGCCGCAAAGCGCGTCATCGCCTCGCCAAGGATTGAGAATGACCGCGCCATTGTAAGCGGCATTTTTTCAAATTCGACATTGATGGATTGCCCAAAACGCAACAGTGCAGGGAAAACCACATCAGTTGTTAGCTTTCCCTCGGCCCCCATCTTACGAAGCTCGCCAACTCCTACACCAAGTTCACGCGCCAGCCCGGCAGCAAGCGGCGGCATGTTTTCCATGATGGATCGCAGTTCGTCACCCTGAAACCGGCCCGATGCAAGCGCCTGGCCTAACTGCATTGTGGCGGATGCGGTTTCTTGGGCGCTTACGCCCGCAACAATGCCCGCCTGCTGGATAGTCTGCACAAGGCTTAGGACTTGCGCCTGGGTGGCGCCGATGTCACGCGCCGCAATGGCAAAGCGCCCAAAAGCTCCGGCGCTTTCGGATACCGCAACACCAGTCTTTTGCGACAACTCGAACAAGCTTTGATAAGCCTTCTCTGCCGCGCCGATTGACCCCGTAGCGGCCCCTAAGCGCGCCAAGGAAGCCGTCGCCTGATCCCCGGCGCGGGCTATACCATTGCCAGCCGCAAGGGCGCCAGCCGCAACCGCAGCAAGCGCAACAGCTGCGCCACCCGCGCCGCTGGCAAAAGACATCAGCGTATTTCCAGCCGTGCCGAAATTCGCGCCAAGTAACCCGATACTGCGAGCCGCCGCGCTTGACGATGCGGAAAGGCTATTCATTGCCGCGCCGCCGTTTTTAGCAAAATCCAAGGCGACCTGATTATTGCGCTGCTCAAGTGCGATGTTGCGCTCAAGCCGCGCCATATAAACATCACGGGCGCGCGTTGCTTTTTCGATTAGCGCATTAGCCTCGGTTTGAGTTTTGATTGACGCGCCGACTTCTGCATTGATTCTGGCAATGCGAAAGGCCAACTGTTCATCCGCCCGCGCCTTTGCAAGTGCGACCTTCGCGCTGGCATCAATGCTAGTTACGAGAGTTCCAAAGCTCTTTTCCGCTTTCTTTGCCCGGACCTCAGTGGCGTCCATAGCCGCGCCCATGTTTTTCAGTTGATCCGTCGCCGCCTTTACGCCAGCGCTCATCTGATCCTGAAAGCGGCCATAGAACGAAACAGAGCTGACTTGATCGGTGGTCGCCATATTACCCTCCTTTCAAGCCGAGCGCAGAATGACAGCCGGATATGTCATGGCGTCACCTGCCTTGGAAAACTTAGCCTTGCCAAACTTAAAAACTCGCCCGCGCGAATTTACAAAAGTTCGGCGCGAAACAAAACCGCCTTTCAAAGTATATGGCGCTGGCGCTGGTCCTTGCGGCAATTCCACAAAAATGTGACTGGCGCGGACATTTTTATATTTCCGCTCTACCGCCAATTTGCAGAGATAAGTGAGCGTCGCCTTGGTGCCGCCGCGCGTCATTTCAAGTTTGCGATGATAAGGCTGAGTATTGACAATCATCACCTCCGCATCGCGGGGCATTTTTGCAAGATCACCGCGCCATAATTGCCAATTCACAAAAATCACCCAACTCTTGCGATACCGGCCCGGCGATTGACTATCTGTGCCGACCGGAGAACGCCCGACAAGAAATCCAAAGGCAAACGCCGCAGCGTCTTTCAAAGGACTGAATTGATAGATGATTGCGCCGCCTGGCTTTACCGTTTCTGGCGCCGCGCCTTCGCGGCCATCAACAAAGATAGTGTAATCCAAAGCCGCACGGCCCTGCGCTTGAAGCCGCGCGACTTCTGTTCTCGCAACACGCGCCAACAAAGCCGATTGCGCCGCGCCAGACAAGTTCTTGTCAATGAAAACATCAATCTGGCGCGCGTAGGACATTATTTGGCAGCCTTCACCTTTTCCGCATGGACAGCAAAAAACTCCGCATCAATCAAGCGAAGTCCGTCTAGCAGTAAATCACGGTCAGCGCCATAAATGCCGCGATGATCGGCCCATGCCAGCGCAGCGCGGAAAGGTGTTTCGCTCGGCATCATCGGCCCCATGCCGCCCGCAATCCAAGGGCGCTCACTTGAAAGGCCCTGCCACGCGGTCCAAAGCCAAAGCAGATCGGCGCCAAGGGTAGGCTGCGCTTCACCATCTCCAAGCGCCTCGGCTACGCTTGCGGCACGGCTCCATCGGAATTGATAGGCCGCGAAGGTGCGGAGTTTCCCAAGGCTTCCTCTCGATCCGCCGCGCGCCGTTCAGTCGCCAGCGCAACCGCCTCGCGGGCAAGATCGAGCAACGGGCGGAAGCGCTCGGTAAGCGCCATCTCGCGGTATTCCTGAATTGAGATAGGCCCCTTGTCGCCTTCCAGGTTCTTGACGCCAAGGACCAAACGCGAAAGCATAAGTTCATCTTGCGCGCGTTGCACCATAGAAGGGGGCAGGCCATCAAAGCCCTGTTTGTTGTTCTTGATCACGCCCTCTTCTTTCGCCCGGCGCAGCAGCTTGCGGTAAGCGGCGCTTTCGGCGTCAAAGAATGCAGCGTCTTTCGCCTTCACTAACAATTCAATGTCCAGGCTTTCGTCTGGCCTGATCCAGACGCCATCGGTAAGCGCCTCAACGTCGCGCTCCAGCATATTGAGTTTTGTAGCCATTTGCGGTTTTACCTTTTGCGGGATGGCGGGTTGCGGGATGGTAGGGGCGCCCAACGACCCGCCGTGCCGGGCGCCCCTGCTCCGCGCGGGAGCATCGCGGCAGTTACGCCGCGATTTCGTTAAGCGGCAAAACGATCAATTTGAATGGCAGGCAATGAAAGATCATTCCCGCCTTCGATGTCGAAGCGCGCCAATATGGCTTGGTTCGGGCCACCAACCTGAATGTTTGGGTTCATCAGATTGGCGCCCGGCAATGTGAAGATATAGCTGTTGCCTTGCGGATCACGCTTGCGCCAAGACACGCGCGAGCGCGTCTCGTTTTTGAAAAGCGCGTATTGCGTGAAGTCTTTGAAATACAGTTCAATCTGACCGGCAACCTGCACTTGGCCCCACCGCGCGCCCTGCGCGGCGGCGCTGCCCATGCCGTAATCCATGCCAGCGCCCTCACGGGAGACCGTCAGCGCCACAGAATTGACGGCGGCAGATAGCGCAGCATCATCAACCAGAACGCCGCCGAAGGCCGCCACACTGTCAAAGAACCCGCCTGTAGGTGCCGCATTTACGGTGCCATTACCAGCGGCGGTAATCGCGCTCGCCTCATCGCGCGCCACCATATTCAGGCTACCCGTGAAGAATTGCCCGGTGCCGCCTGACAAAGACATGGACGCCACCATGGCGCCCGCGTAGCGCAACCACAGCGCAGAGGCGAAGCGGTTTTGCAGGTGGTAGCTTTTCACGAGGTCGCCATTGCGAAGCATCCCGGCATTGCGGACAGACGCCGCCGTGCCCGCCGGGGTTTCAGTGCTGGCGATAAGGCGCCCGGCAAGAATGAGGCTTGTGTTGCTGGTTTTTGTTGCGATGCGATAAAAGCCGTTATTCGCGCCGCCGCCAGCCGTAAAGCCGCGCAATTCGATCCACTGGCCTTCAACAAGATTCTGAAACTTGTTCGACGTGGTGGATGAAAGAACGTTGGTGCTGACCGTCACAGTAATGTCGCCCGAGACACCCGCGATGGTTTGCGATGCGCTCCAATCGCCGCCGAGCGCGCCCGCAAAGAAATCGTCAAACGTGCCATAGGACAAATTAAAATTGATTGCGCCGCTGGCCTGTTCGCTTTGCGTCACGGCTGGCGAAACGCGACGGCTGCCCGTGATTTCATTCGGGCGCGTGCGCGCTTTGCTGCCTGCCAGGCTTTCGCTGGTAATGCGAAGCGCGGTGAATGCGCTATTCGGCGCCGTTCCCCAGGCCGTTTCTGGCACATAAGACAGCGTCGTTTCAGTCGTTTCAATGCCGGCCTGATAGCCGGTGACAGAACCGCTCATGATCAATTCCTTTTCAGGTTCTGCGGCTAGGCCGCGTGATAGCCCGCGCTAGGCAGGCCGGTCGGTGTAAACCCACTCAATCGTGACAGTGAGAACCCACCATTTGCCATCCTCGGACGGGACGCCCGAGCCGACGCTTGCGCGGCGATAGACGGTGTATCCGACTACGCCGCGATAGATGTTCGCTATGTCTTTTGCGATCTGACGCGCGGTTGCGCTGCCCGTGCCAAGCGGCACAATGACATGGACGATAAAAGTCCCGCGCTCTTCCCATGCGCCGTTGCCGAGTTCGATTGGTTCCAGAATGTCGCCATCGGCTTCCACAGAAAGCCAAGGCGCCAGGTCAGGCGTGGTGAACGCCTCATTCGGCCATTCGATAGGGTAGGGCAGCGCGGCGGCGGTGAGCCGATCACGCGCATCAGTCCAAGGCGCCGGAGTCATCCGCCACGCACCCAAAGTTCATAGGATGTGAGGTTATCGCTTACGAAACGCGCATGAGCGCCAAGGACTGCCCAGCTTCGGCCATCTATCAGCACGAAATCGCCTTTCGCTGGCGCCAGATTGTGCAAGGGTTCAGCATCAATAATCAGCCGCGCATCGCCGTTCATCACGCCGCCCGCGATTTCCTCTGGCGAAAATTGGCGAAGGTATCCGTTCGCCGTTGCTTCAGTGAACGTGTTGCCGGTGCCGATGCGCCGCCTGAGTGTCACGGGACGCCCGAAGCGTTCCATAATGCGCGGCACGGCATTGACGATGCTCATGCGCTCATTTTCCGCCACGGCTGCAAGAGCGTGATGGCCTGCGCTGGCAGCGCGTCCGAGTTTGAGCGAGGGTCGAGATAAGATACCGTCCCGACGCCATCGGCGCTTTCGCTGCGAATGTGCGGATCCCGGCCACGGCTGGAATGGATTGCCTGCAACACGATAAGGCAGGCGCGCTCAATGTCTTGTGGCAGGTCCGTCAAGAGCGTGTAGCCTGCCGCATAGGTGACCTGCACCACCGCCGCACGCCATTGAATGCGATATTCGCCCGAGAGGCGATAAAGCAGCGAGCCGTCGAGTTCGTAGTCAGTTGCAGCAAGCGTGGTGCCATCCTCAATGACTGAGGTGATGGCCGGGGCAATGTCGCGTTCGAGAATGATGCACGGCAGATTTACGCTGCGCTCCGTCTGCCGCACCGTTGCCCTGCCAAAGCCCTCAGGCCGCCCGCAATACCGCGCGCATACATCCGAGGCTTGCCCGATCAGTTCTTGCAAACCGGCAAGTGCAGGCTGCCCATTTAGGTCAAGCTCGCGTTCCGCCGTGGCGGTTACGGTCAGGGCATTGGTGACGGGCGGCGTGATGACAGTGATCATAAGCGATCCTCAGCCGGGATGAACGCGCCACGCGAGGCGGCGGGATTGGACGCGAGGCGCCCGCTGGCGGGTGTAAATGGCCCGCGCGAGGCGGCGAGATTGGACGCGAGGCGCGTTACAGCCGCCGCATGGTTTTCGCGCGCCATAGCAGCAGGGCCAGAGGCCCTTGCAATAGCCGCCGCACCTGACAGCCGAGCAATCGCCGCAACTCCGCCAAGACGCGCCTGGGCAGCATTGAAAGCATGGCGATTAACGGCTGCAACTTGCGGCAAGCGAAGCACTGCGGGGCGACTTGCCAAACGATTTTGAACAAAGCCCCAAGCATTGCCCCACGCATTGCCCCAAGCGTTGCTCCAAAAAGACATCAGACAGGCCCCCATGGATCTGCTTCAGTGCCCTGCCCATCTACGGTGTAGCCGTTCACCTGCGCTACATTCACCGCAGGCGGATCAGCATTCATGGCAGCCAGAACCGCCGCTGCGTTTTGCGCCGCGGTCGGCACCGACCCGCCTGCCGTCACTACAGTTGAGGCGGCGGATTGGATGAGGAGGGTTTGGACGCCGGCTGTGTAGGCGATGGGGTCTCCACCTGGGCCACCGATGAAGTTTCCTCCGGCAATGCGGGCGACGTAGTTTCCTGTGGGGAACCGAAGTTGCCACGCCCCCAATAACTCGACGGTGAGACCGACTTGGACGCCTGGGCCGAGGATGTTAAGCCCTGATCCTTTTCCGATCCGGTCATAGATAATCCCTTCTTCGCTTGCCTGC